GGATGGTGGACCGATCTCAAGACAGGTGAGGATCTACACGGCAAACGCAACGTCGGAGAGCTGTTGTGCCTCATCCATTCCGAGATCAGCGAGGCGGCTGAGGCGAAGAAATGGGACGCGTTCACCCTTTACAACATTGAGGAAGCGGTTGATGCCGCCTGGAAATCGGTCGGTTTCGAGCAAAAGGCGCTTCTTGAGCTGCACGCGTCCATCAGCCGTGCGATGGAGGGTCACCGAAAGTCGGCCGTTGACGATAAGCTGCCGCATCGTCCTGCCTTCCGCGTTGAGTTATGTGACGCCATGATCCGGATTCTCGATCTCCTCGGAAGCGACAACGAGGAGCATCCCGCAGGCGATGTCTTCGCCGACAAGGTGACCTATAACGCAAACCGACCCGATCACAAGCCCGAAAACCGGCTCAAAGCAGGCGGCAAGGCTTACTGATCTGTCACTTTAGACGAGCCTTCGCACGCTAATATGGTGTGCGAAAGTCACTTTCGGAGGCGTCAATGAAGCGATGCGGAACTTGCCGGTGGTTCGTCCCCGTCGTTGAGGTCTACAACCGAGACGATGAGAAAGCCCGCGTAGCCGGGAAATGCGATTGGGCCGAGCACGTCGAGTTCCCATACGCCCTGCGTTTTGCGAAGCAGCGGGCAGTAACGGTCTATGCGGATCAGGGCGAAGACTGCCCGTGTCATCTCCAATGCGGCGCGGAGACATTCAGGCAATACGGTTTCACACGCTATTCCGACGAAAACGGAAGCGCCTGGATGCGGCGCATCCAGAATACCGAGTACATGATCGTCATAAGCAATTCCGAGGGAGATTCCGCGGAATTGAATTTTGACGGGGACTTTTGGGTTGTTGGCATCCACCTTGAGGATCATGTCGTTTTGGATGCCGCCGAGACGCCGGAGGAAGCCGTGACGATGGCAGAGAAATTTGAGGCCGATGTGTCACGTATTCATTGACAAGTCACAGTAAGCGAGTCATTATCGCGACCGTCGGGTGACGAGTGAGGATGAAAATGGACGCTTATGAAACAGCCACTTTCATCGCAGCTTGTTTCGCCGTTGTCATGATTGTTTGGTCAGTCCGCTGACTGTTTTGCGTAAACGGGAGAACACAATGGCTTCAATCAAGGAAATTGCGAAGGGTCGGAGCGACCTCTATCGGGTCAGCATCAACGACCTGTGCGTGAAAGACGGCTGGAATAGCCGGATTCTCGATGATCCCGAGAACGTCGAGCACATCGACATGCTCGCCAAGTCGATCGCCGAGGAAGGCGTAAAGCAGCCGCTCACGGTCTACATGGAGGACGGCAAGCTCTACATCGAGGATGGGCACTGTCGCTATTTCGCCGCGCAAAAGGCCATCTCGGAATATGGCGCGTCGGCCGACATGCTCTTGCCGGTGCGGATGGGCGATAAGGACGCGAGCGAGGCCGATCGCATATTCGGGCAGATCCTCCGTAACTCCGGCAAGCCCCTGTCACCACTTGAGATGGCGACCGTGTTCAAGCGGCTTGTCGATCTTGGCTGGTCCGATTCAGACATCGCCCGTAAGGCCGGTGTGACCCGCGTCTATGTCGGGCATCTCATCACGCTCATCGAAGCGCCGAAAGAGATCATCGCGCTCGTGCGTGCCGGGCTCATCTCGGCAACGCTCGCGATCGAGACCGTCAAGGAGTACGGCGACCGGGCTGCCGAGTTGCTGAAAGCAGCGGTCGCCCTGGCGATCGAGAAGGGCAAGACACGGGCGACGAAAAAGCACGTCAAGGAGGCCGCTGGCGAGGACAAGAAGGCCGAGCCCCAGGATGACGACGTGGAGGATGACGCCGACGCTGACGAAACGGAGCCCGTGGCCGAGCCCAAGGAAAAGCGCCCCAATCTGAAAAAGGAGCTGCGCTCCATTTTCGAGAATGCTGAGGTTCACGTGAACTGGAAAGGTGAGAAGGGGCTCGTGGGACTGTTCATCTCGGAAAAGGAATACGAGCGGATCGTCGAATTGCTCGGGATTGAAGAGGAGGAACTGATTTGACCACGATCTCGGCCACCACGGTTCTTCGGTCGCGCAACGCCGCACGGCCGGATAAAATTCTCACGACGCTGTTGTTGCGTTATCCGCGCTGGATTCATGCCGAGCTGATGACGCACCGAGTATTCTCGCGCAACGCGGCCAGCTCACGGGCCATCCCCGTCGAAAAGCTCATCGACGACATCCTTCGCGATCCCGCCATGCCGATTTATTGGGGGAAGAATCAGCGCGGGATGCAGGCCCTTGAGGAGTGCAATGCTCCGGTGGAGCTGGGCGAGGAAATGGCCGTAACTGGTATCGGGGAGTATCCCGTTCCGAAGACGCTCACCCGCGAGGAAGCGTGGCTGGAGGCTCGCGATCGCGCCATCGAAGTGGCCCGAGCCTTCGACGCAGCGGGCTACCACAAACAGGTGGTCAACAGGCTCTTGGAGCCTTTCGCCCACATCACAGTCGTGGTCAGCTCCACGGAGTGGGATAACTTTCTGGAGCTTAGGGATCATCCCGACGCTGAGCCCCACATCCGTATGCTCGCCCGCGAGATCCGCAAGTGCCTGGAGGACGAGAGCACGGTGCAAACCCTTATGCCGGGCGAATGGCACCTGCCGTTCGTGCGGGATGAGGATCGATTCATCGAAGTCGCCGAGCAGGATGTTGACCATTATCCGCACGAACAGGAGATTGTCGTAACTAACTTTGTGAATCGAGAGGTTGCCATTGGTGACCTTATCAAGCTCTCCGTCGCCCGGTGTGCCTCCACCAGCTACAAAACGGTCGAGGGTTTTGACATGACCCTGGAGCGGGCAAAGAAGCTGCACGACAAGCTGCTGGCGGCCGAGCCCATACACGCCTCACCGGCAGAGCACGTTGCTCGCGCCGACGATTGGGAGCCGATTATCGGTTGGTTGTGCCCTGAGCATCACGGCAACTTCGTCGGATTCTGTCAATACAGAAAGCAGATTGAGAGTGATAATCGACATCTCGACTTAGCTGCGGAGTGAGGTAATGGCCGCGTGTTTGTACGAGAGTGTTGTCCTCTCACTACAAGAGGACGCGCATTCCCGGTGGATTGAGGAGGCTCGTCAGGTCGCGGTCAGGCTCGCCAGAGAGCGCGGCGAGGTCACAATCGACGACGTGCGGGAGGTCTTACCGCCGCCGGTCTGTGTTGATCCTCGGATCAACGGCGTGGTTTTCCGACCGTCGAAGTATTGGCGCTGCGTCGGCTATCGCAAAAGCGCACGAGAGGAAAATCACAACCGGCCCATCGGGGTTTGGGAATACATTGGACCGTAAGAGATCGCCATGAAGTCGCTCGAAATCCAACACGGCGGGAGCCATTACAAGAAGCTCGCAATTCAGCCCGTTGAATTCATCGCCGCGAACGATTGGGATTATTTCGCTGGCAATGCGTTGAAGTACCTTACGCGGTGGCGCGACAAGGGCGGCGCTGTCGATCTAAGGAAAGCAAGGCACTATATCGATTTGCGCTTTGAGCTGCACGTACCTGTGATGCGCAGCTCCGTATGGCGCACATTCGAGCGGATCTTCTCTCTGAGAAAGTCGAAGCTCCAGTCCATTTCGATGGAGGAGTATGTCAGCAAGAATCTCATTCCCAGCGAGGAGCACCATCTGTTCTATCACCTTGACGAATGGGTTCGGGGCCTGAGCGATGAGAGTCGGCTGATCGCTTCCATGGACGCGTTCATCAATCGTAAAACATCTCTGAGAGTCACTTTTGACGTGTAAGAGGACGTTATGCTTGACAACGACGATCTGATCGGTACGGGTGATGGTCGCCGCGTCACCAAGGCCGACAATCTCAATCCGACCGGCGAGCGCCTTCTCAGGTTCATCGAGCGTATCGAGCGCCTGGAGGAAGAAAAGAAGGCGGTTATGGACGACATCAAGGAGGTCTATCAGGAGGCCAAGGTGAACGGCTTCGATACGAAAGCCATTCGTCAGATCATCAAGCTCCGAAAGATGTCGCGAGAAAAGCGCGAGGAAGAGCGGGCGATTCTCGACACGTATCTGCACGCAATCGGAATGTTGGACGACTGATGGCACCGCTTATGCTCCGCACAATTCCACGCGTGATTGTTGAAACGCCGTTTCGCGGCGATCCGCAGCGCAATCTAGATTACCTCAAAGCTGCGCTGAAGGACTGCATCCAGCGCGGAGAGGCACCGTTTGCAAGTCATGCGCTTTATACGCAGGTGCTTGACGACAAAAACCCGACAGAGCGTGAAGTCGGGATGAGGCTCGGTTTCGTGTGGATGGCTCAGGCGGATTTCGTTGCCGTCTACACCGACCTCGGCATTTCCGAGGGAATGAGAAAAGGAATCGAGCACGCCAAAAAGCTCGGAATCCCCGTCGAGTATCGTGTTTTGCCGGAGTGGTGAGTTGGAGAAATGAAGCGAGAAACGTAGCAGGGGCAAATGAGAAATGACTGATCGTGAGCGACTGCCAAACCGGCGCTATGCCGAAACCTTCACGTTTTGGCATGGAAATTTCCAGTACGACGCGACGGTCGGGCTCTATCCCGATGGGCGGATTGGCGAAGTTTTTCTTTCGGCGGGTAAAGCTGGAACCGAGCTGGATATTGCGACCCGAGACAGCGCCATCGCCTTGTCGTTCGCTCTTCAATACGGATGTCGCCCTGAGACAATCCGGGCCGCAATGACGCGCAACAGCGAAGGAAAGCCAGAAGGCGCGCTGGGAGTGCTCATCGATCGGATCTGTGAACTACAAGAGGAGTATCTTAGCCATGGCGAGACCATCGAAAACGACGAAGGTGAAAATACATCCGAACGAGGTTCGACAGATCAAGCTCCTGATAGAGGCGATTTGTGAGGCGATCGTTGATCTGAAAAAGGTGAGAGAAGACATGTTCGATGTCTCAATTCACGGTCGTTACATCGTCGATGTGTTGAGTGAGTCTGATCGGAATCGAGTGAAGGAAGCCCTTGAGCACCACCTGCAATCGGAAGTGCGCCGACTCGAGGCTGATCTGGCGAAATACGGCGTGAACTTCACGGTCGATCTGAAACAAGTCGAGGGTGAGAATGTCGAAGCCGCGTGATTTGGAATCGGTCATCCGGGCGCTCGCGGCGAAGGGTGAGCTGAACTACTTCTCCGTGTCGGAGAGTCAGGGTGAATTCCTCGCCATCTATCGTGATGCGACGGGCATGGCTCCGCACCACTCGGCGCGCGCATCAGATCCGGTGAAGGCTCTCATGGAAGTGTTTAGCAAGCCAGGTCCAATCGGAGCGCGGCCGAGGAAGTATCCGAGGCCCCGCGTCGAAGACGATGACTTGATATGAGCGGCGTCTACTACAACGAGATCGACAAAAACGCTGTTGCATGGCTTTCCGAGTTGATTGCCGCTGGACATCTACCTTCCGGGGATGTTGACACAAGGGACATTCGGGATGTCAGACCGGACGATCTACGAGGCTATACTCATTGCCATTTCTTCGCAGGCATCGGAGGATGGCCCCTCGCTCTCAAACTGGCGGGTTGGCCAGAAGATCGACCGGTCTGGACCGGAAGCTGCCCGTGTCAACCTTTCAGCTCGGCAGGCCGCCGAGATGGGTTTGCTGACGAGCGGCACTTGTGGCCCCACTGGTTTCATCTCATCGAGCAGTGCCAGCCTGACACGATCTTTGGTGAGCAGGTTGCAAGCAAGGACGGCCTTGCTTGGCTCGACCTTGTATCAGATGACTTGGAGGGAGCGGGTTACGCCCTCGGGGCGGTCGATATTTGCGCTGCGGGCGTCGGTGCCCCGCACATCAGGCAACGCCTCTACTTCGTCGCGGAAAGGCTGGAACACGCCGAGAGCGACGGACGGGACGAACGGTGGACCGAACCAAGCCGGTGGGGCGCTGCCAGCGGATGCGGCGTTGTCGGGCTGGCCCACGCCGATGGCAGGCAATCCGGGCAAGCCTGGGCAATACAATCCAGCAGGGAACACAGACAGCAGTCGCAGGACGGTTGCTCTTCTGGCAGGCTGGCCGACTCCGAACGCAACGGATCACATAGAACGAGACGGAATGCGGCCGAGTCGGGCAGCAACGGGTCGAAATACGGGTTACCTGAGCGAGGCGGTGAAGAGCTATGCGGAACCCGGCCCAGCCCGACTAACGGCTTCCTTGGCGGGATGGCCGACGCCGAAAACAACGGAAATCGACGTTCAACGCAAATCCATGCCGGATCGGAAGCGGTCGAGCTTGTCACACGACGGCTTGGGGGCGTTGGCCCTGTGGATGGACAACGCGCCCGCCCGACTAACGGTTTCTGGCGAGATGCTGACTGGCTCTTCTGCCGGGATGGAAAGTGGCGGCCAGTTGAACCCGGCACATTCCCGTTGGCTGATGGGGTTCCCGCCCGAGTGGGACGATTGCGCGGTTACGGCAATGCAATCGTCATCCCGGTCGCCCAGGCGTTCATCGAAGCCTATCTCGAATCCCATAACGCTGATAGAGGTTTTCGTTCGGTCTCTCTGTCACGTTTAACGTTCCATGAGAAGTTCCAGAAATAAAGATGAGCACGGTCACCCTCATTCATGACGACTGTAAAGTTGCTTTACGCCGCCTCATCGATGAGGGCGTTCGGGTCCATTCGATCGTCACCGATCCGCCTTACGGCCTCATCAGCATTCGCAAGCGGTTCGGCGGCAATCAGGCCCCAGCGCGCACCGAGGGCAACGACGGCAGCTTTGCACGCCTGTCGGGAGGTTTCATGGGCAAAGCCTGGGATGCGACCGGCATAGAGCACGATGTCGAGTTTTGGCGTCTCTGCCTCGAAATCCTGCTGCCCGGAGGTTATCTGCTCGCCTTCTCGTCGCCGCGTACCGGGCATCGCATGGCGTGTGCCATCGAGGACGCGGGATTCATCATACATCCGTTCATCGGCTGGGCGTATGGTTCCGGCTTTCCGAAGTCACATGCCGCTGACAAGGCCATCGACAAGGCGCTCGGGAAGAAGGGTCGTCTAGGGGCACCGAAGCCCGGTCACGAAGGCTTTATCGGCAGAGATAATATGCGATCCCTTCGTGAGAGCGGCACGATGAGTCAGAAGGGCGGGTTTTCGCGTCCTTGGATGTTTGATCCTGAAAAGGTAGAGGCATCACATTATAGCTACGTTCCTGCGACCGAGGAAGCCGCCCGCTGGTCGGGTTGGGCCTATGGTGGGCAGGCGCGAAAACCCGCCCTGGAGCCGATCTACGTGGCCCAGCGCCCATTCTCAGAGAAGAACGGCGCGCTCAACATCCTCAAGCACGGCGTCGGGGCCGTGAACATTGATGGATGCAGGGTACCAGCGTCAGAGGATGATATAGAGGCAGCAAGAGTCCCCCAGCCTGAATTCAACAGCCCAACAGGGCTCGTCTACAACATGAAGACAGGAAAGGGTCGGAACGGGCAAGTTTTCGATATGAGTAAAGGCCGTCACCCCGCAAACCTCATTCACGACGGCTCGTCCGAGGTCGTCGCTCAGTTTCCCGAGGACAAGAAAGGATCGGCCGCCCGATTTTTCGAGTGTTACCCATTCGAGGATCAAAAGATCTTCTATCACTCGAAAGCCACTCGCGCCGATCGCGCCGGGAGCCGTCATCCGACCGTTAAGCCGATTGGCCTTCTCAGAGCGCTCGTGCGCCACGTGACGCCGCCAGGAGGCATCGTGCTCGATCCTTTCGCCGGGACAGGAACGACGGGAGAAGCGGCTTGTCTGGAGGGCTGTGACAGCATCCTCATCGAATTCGAGCCCGAGTATGTGGCCGACATCGAACGGCGATTCGGGATCGAAACACCGGCCTATGAGTATCTGAGGCTGTTGGGATGGTTAGAGTGAGGAGCCGTTCAGCTCCCCACTTTAGCCTCCATACGGAGACCCCGTGGGCTAGGCCCAGCAATCGTTTAAGGAGTCTACTGTGGACAGTCAATCCTCGAATTGGGAGAACCTTGAGCCCAAGCTCGAATGGAAGGATTTGGGCAACAACCACTACTGCGCGAAGCTAGGTGGTGGTCTGGAGCTGTATGCGATCTACGAGAGCATTCAACGCCTGGACCCCGGCGAGCCTCGGTGGAACGTGTTCGTTTTCGGCCGCAAGATCAAGGGTCGTATGGCTACCCTGGAGCAAGCCAAGGTGCGGGCCGAGGTCGTTGCGCTCCGCTATCTCACTGAGGCCAGGGCGAAGCTCGCTTGACTTATCTGACCGTCAACTATATCGTGACTAAGCACGGACCAGTTGAATCACCGGAGTTGGGAACAAACAAGGAGGTTTGTATGAAATAGTCCAGAATTAGACGATCCTCGTTACATCCGCGACGACAGAGGGGGAGGGGCATCGAGTTCTTCCCCCTTTAACCTCGAATCAATATTAAATTATGACAAGAAGCGATTCGCAGCGTCCATTTCAAGAAGGGTCATCAATACCTACGGGTATTCAGCTAGGCGATGGGATCGTCGGCGTGAGAGAATTACCCGACTCTAGTGTCCACCTTATCGCTAGCGACATACCTTATGGAATCGGAACTGATGATTGGGACGTATTGCACAGGAATACCAACTCAGCACTGTTAGGCAGCAGTCCTGCACAGAAGCGCGCCGGTGCAATATTTAGGAAGCGGGGTAAGCCAATCAACGGTTGGTCAAAGGCAGATAGACTTATACCCAAGCAATATTACGAATGGTGCGCCACATGGGCGAAAGATTGGTTTCGAGTGCTTAAGCCCGGTGGCACGGTTTTCATTTTTGCCGGTCGAAGGTATGCGCATCGCTGTATTTGTGCGCTTGAAGATGCTGGCTTCTCTTTCAAAGACATGCTCGCATGGCTGCGTGATCGCGCTCCACATCGAGCACAGCGCCTTAGCGTAGTCTTTGAAAGACGCGGGGACATTGAAGAAGCCGAAAGGTGGCGGGGTTGGCGTGTTGGCAATCTTAGGCCCGTCTTTGAGCCAATACTGTGGTTTATTAAGCCTTATAGAATTGGTACCACAATCGCCGATAATGCTTTGATCCACGGCATCGGACCATATAATGAGGTAGCTCTCAGACGCTATGTAAAGAGACCGGATAACGTTCTCGACATCGGCTTTATGCCTTCAGAGTTAGGCTTACACCCCACGCAGAAACCCGTTCGCTTAATGCAAGCACTTATCGAAATTGCGACGCAGCCCAAGCAACTTGTGCTCGATCCCTTCGCGGGAAGTGGGACGACTCTTGTTGCCGCAAAGAATACTGATCGACGCGCTCTTGGGTTTGAAGTAAATCCTGATTATGTACGAATAGCAGAGCAGCGTCTGAGTTTCTGCTGAAAGGTGAGGGAGGGGCCTTGCGCCCCTCATTTCGTTAGCCGTGCGGATCGAGCGGAGGCAATTTCTCGAATTTCCATAACGACCGCCTCAGACGCTCCCGAGGAGCTTTTGCAGCTTTTCCCAATAGTGGGACAAGAACGATGCGAAGGCCGCCCCTATCCCCGTTCCAACCATACCTGCGGCAGCCAGGAAGCCGATTCCACGTTGCTCCCAAATTTTGACCTTCTCGATGGTCGGCATGACATCCTCGGCGATGTCACGCTTCACGGCGGAGATCTTCGTCTCGACGGTCGCCATACGCTCGGATAGGTCATTGAGCCGCTGGCGCACGATGAGCCGGTTCTCAGACGACTCCTGATCGAACTTCTCGAAATCGCGACGGAGCCCGTTCACTGCCTCCGTCAGCGAGCCGATCGCCTCGAAGATCTTCGCCGTGTCGCTCATGTCAGGGCTTCCATCCGCAGTGTTTTTGTCCGAATCGGTTGTGAGCGGCCATCTTTACCTTGTCCGCCCGCGAGAACGCTTTGTACTGTTCGACTGAGGGACGAAGAGGGGTATTCGTGGCGCACCACGTCGCGTTACTTCCCCCACTAGTCGTGCCGCAGCCACTGACGGTTAAAGCGATCAAGCTCATCATCAGAGCTGCGCTCAGCATCTTGAAGGTGCTTGCGATAGTCATCGACGAACTCCTTGTCTTGGCGCTTCTGTTTGTCTTCTCGGGCTTTCCAGCCCTTCTGTTTTCCGCGTCGATCAATGAGGAAGGCCGCAAGGGCGAGAGCCAGCGCAAAAGTGGCTTTGCGGCCGAAGTAGGCATAGACGAGACCTGCGGCGATTGTCCCGAGGATAAGCCACACCCACCACGGCACGATGTATCCGATGAATTCCATCATTCGTGGTCCTCACGATTGCGCAGCTTGCGGATCAGCGGCCAAAGGATGAGGGCAATGCCTACGATCATGAGCACGGAGAAGGCTGCCGTGAGGATCACGGTGCCCTGTGACAATTCCTGACCTCGCGTGGCCACATCGACGATCTTCTCACCAGCCGCGCCGACGCCGAGGACGCCGGAGCCGCTGCCTACGAGAGTGCCGTCAGAAACCTGACTATCCCCATCGACCTCCTTGCGGTCGGATTCCAGCCGTTGCTTAATTGCAGCTTTCGTAACGGGGCCAGCGATGCCATCGACCTTGAGACCGGCGCTACGCTGGAATTTCTTGACGGCTGCACGCGTCTTGGGGCCATAAAGGCCGTCCTCGACCAGATTGTACCCGAGCTGATTGAGCTGTTGCTGGAGCTTCAAGGTCTCCTTATCAGGCTCAGCCTCCTGCCACGACGGCACACCCTCGCCGATGAGTTTCCAAATTTTGTGGAACCAGCGAACGCGATCGTCGAAGCCGTTGTAGCCGCCGTTGATCCGCTTCGTGATCTCGCGAATATTGTTGCTATCGGCGAGGGCGTTGAGCCCTTTACGCTTCCAAACGTCGATGGCTCCCAGGAGCGCATACTCGGGCTTGAGCAGCAGCTCGGGATTGGCGACCATATCGACGCCCGTGACCTTGCTCAGATGCTCGAATTGCCAGCGGCCCGTGGCTTGCGGAAGTCCTGTGCCGCGATATTTCCATCCGTCGCCGGGATATTTGTTACCGAGCTTCTTGGCCATCTTCGGGTTGCCAAGGCCGTAGACGCGCTCGGCGAGCTTTCGCGGATTGCGAGCGAGCGTTTTTGCTTCTGCGGCCGTGATCGCAGCGGAATGTTTTCCGACACCGAAAACCTGCGTTATCCGCTTTGCGGAATAGGACATGCTCTCACGGGCAATCGTGAATCCGCCCGTTTCGTGAGCCCATTGCGCCAAGAAGTGAGCGAGGCGCAGACGATTGGCGGTGACGCCCGCCTCGGCTAGCTGCTCGTCGCCGCGCTCGAAAGCAGCGACGTATTCGGGCCTCGCTTTCGGCGCTATCTTGCGAACGATGTCTACAGCGCGCATCGGATGACTCCGAATCGTTTTCCGTGTTCTATCACGTAAAACGTGACATTTCCAGATAAAGGAAAAGGCCAGTGGCGATATACCACCAGCCTTTTTCCTGCCTCCGGTCTGAGGCTTACGAGTCCATCCAACAAGTCACCTTATACGTGAATCGCCAATGACGGTCAAGCGGTCCGCAACGAAGCGAGCTGATTGACTACGCGTGCCCAACGCCGCGCCTCAATCTTTTGCCGAGGACGGAGTTCAACGACATTTGCGGGTAGCACACGGCGCTGGCGAGATGTTTTGACCTTACGCTGTTTGGTCGTATCAACCTTCTGTTCGACAGCCGGTTGAGCTTCTTGCGCCGGAGCTTCAACCTGCACGCGCTTGTGCCCGAGCCCGAACCCGAAGAACACAGACGTTCCGATCTCAAGAAAAAGCGCCTTTACGAATGGCAGGATGAGCCCGAGCCAACGTTCAATCTGTTCGGCTCCGACCGCGACTCCAGGGATGGCCGCGAGGACGGTCGCCGCGTGACGGAGGCCGTCACCCTCTGGCCTCGGAGGCGGTAGCGAATTGAGATAAGCCTCGGCCGCTTGCTTCTCGGCAAGACGTTGAGCGCTTATGTTCCGCTTGGCTTCGCACCGAGTACCGATGCCAGTTCCACACTCCTCGGTCTCCTTTTGTAGAGCCTCATCGTAGCGTTTCTCAGCTTTATCGAAAGCTTCTTTCGCCCGTTTGTAGACTCCGTTGGCGTGCTCGATTGCGACTTTCTCCGCAGCGGTAACCTCAGCGTTTCGCGCCGCAGATGTGACCACGCAATAGAGTGTTCCGCCTACGAAGAGGATGCCTAAGCCGAGCGCCGATACGATTCGGCGATCCTCAAGGGCTAGCCATAAGAGATGGCCCGCCGCGATGGTGCCAAGGAGCACCAGGGCGGTCATCATATGGTCTATCGTCACGTCAGACGGTGACTGCACGTCCTTCAACAGGACCCGAGCAGTCCCTAACGCAAAGATGACCCCCAGCCCGATTGCAGCCGGGGAGCGTACTGTGATATTGATGCGCATTGTGAGTCTCCACTCTCTGCCACAAAAGGGGGGATTCACACCAAGGAAGGCCCGCGTGTCCCTACCACGTCGGGCCTTCGCCGTTTCATCTCACTACAAACGTTAAAGAGTGTCAAGTTAAATTTGACACTTTTCAAACGTATTGCGCGCCGCTCGAAAGGGCTCCAGGCTGATCGCCAGGGAAGTAATCCGGCCCTGCCAAGTTGACGTTGATGACGCCATTCATGGTGCCCTGATAACGCGGTCCGGTTGCGCTTCCGTCGAAGTACATATTGATCGACGTAATCAAGCCGGTCGCTTGTGCATAGGCGAAGCCGTAGATGAAATTGGGATTCCCAACAATGTGCGTCGTGCCATGCGAGTAATAGATGTGGCCGTTAGCGTCGGCGTAGAGATGGTGGGGGGAGTCACCCTCAATCCAAATTTCTCCGCCCAACATCTCGATAAAGCCGTTGTTGTCCGCAGCGATCTGACGGAAAGCGCACGCACCGAATGCGTTCTTATTGGTAAGGAACACCATACCACCAAAACGCGCCCAAATACCGATGTCTCCGCTAAACTTGATCCCTTCGACGCGGACCCTTGCACCTGTGCCGTCAACGAGAAGGGCGTTGCCTCCGACAGCATTGATGACAACGTTCTGCGGTGTCGCCCAATTACCCATGAGAACGAGCATTCCGCCATCGAACATTGGGCGGTTGACCCTAACGGCCTCGTTGTAAACGCCATCGGCCAACTGGATAGTCACCGTATAGCCGTTGGGATCGAGGTTGAGGGCTGTATCGACTGCCTTCTGGATGGTTTTGAAAGCTGTCGCTGGCGTGAAGCCATCGTTGTTATCGTCCCCGTTGACGGGATCGACGTTGTACCACCTATCGCCGCTCAGAACCTCGCGCATGGGCGTCGATGGCAACCGAACTCGCCCGCTGTTGTGGTCAATGGTAATGGCTTCGTACCATGATGAGCCGTCAGGGCTAACCTTGAAACGAAAATCATCGTCTCCGGTGAGGCCAATTTCGGCACGACCCGACCAGTTGCTCTGAAAGAGCAATGAAACGGTGTTCCACGAGGACTCTTTGTTGAGCTTGTAGCGAAGATCGCCCGTACCACCTTCGCCCGTGCCTTTCGCGGCCCACAGCGCATCATTGAGCTTTGCCGCGAACACGTTGGTATTGTCTGCGGAAGTGCCGACGCCAAGTTTTGCAAGGTTGTGGAACTCGGTGGGAATGAAGGGAATCCAGGCCGAACCGTCGAATACGACGTGCCGCCCTTCGTCCACCACGAAGGCAATGAAGCCCGGTAGCGGTGCGATATATTCCCAATCCTCGCCCCGAGGTAGGGCGAGCTTGTTGCCGTTTGTCACATCGTCGGCGGGAACAATGTAGAGCGTGATCCCGTCCTCGGGCGAAGCTGGTAGCTCGGTCGTGCGGCTGGCAACAGCGCATTGCACGAAGCAAGAGAGCTTGAGAAGGTTGGAGTCCATTCCATCCTTCCAACCGTCTTCGCCGAGGTCCCATTCCCCGTAAAGTCCAAGGCCAGGAAGTTGTTTTGCGACCATTACAGACCCCCGTAATTCATCCCGTAAGAATAGCCGTATCCAGAATCGACAATCACTTCGATCTCGTGACCTTGAAGCGATTCCAGACCGTCGCGTTTGCTGGTGACTTTGACGATGCCTCGGGAGCGGCCCGCGAACGATGAGATCGGCAGCGTGAATGACTCCCCGGTAAGCCCGTCATGGGACGTAAGTAACTTTCCAGAGAGGTCGTAGACGGCCACCGTCGTTGTTTGTCCGTCCTCTGGCTGAACCGAAGGGGCATCCCAAGGCAGAAAAACGCTGTCTTCTGTGAGACGATTGCGCGTCGCCCACGTGATCTCGAATGACGTGAGGTTGAGCTGCCGGTTGTCGAACGTCCCGAAAGACATACCCTCGAATTTCACATTCGCCGGTCGCAACGGCAGCCATGGCCGATCAGAAAGCGTTTCCTCGATAGGTGAGGCTTCCGAAGGATCAAGCGTGTCACGTGACGTGCGAGGTAGGAGAAGATATTTGACCGTGATCCCCGCAGCCAAGTCGGAGTCGTCGTCGATTACCTGATCCTCACCGACAAACCAGATTTCTGTCCCGACAGGCCAAGAGCGCGGAACGGTATCAAGGAGGCCGCGTTGCAGCGTAACCGTGCCGGAGCCGACCCCGGTGACAAGGGCCATCTCCATCCCATAGTCACCGCCCGAACCGATAACAACGAAGGTGCCGACCCCGATCTCCGTTCCGAGCGTGATCGAAGCGATCTCAACGTCAACTGACGTGACCTCTGCGGGAAGGTCGTTCGTCAAAACGCCGCGAGAAACTGGACTCAACGTCTTGAGCAACTGCTCAGACTCGGCGTCAAGCAAGTCAATTTCGATCGTATCCCGCCCTTGCTGGGCAGCAAGTATGGCCGCTGAGACCTGCGGATATTCCGCCTCGTTGAAGTATTGAGGCTCGGTCAATCGCTTCTGAATTGCGTAAGGGAGGGTGAAAATTTTCCAGAAGTCGATGGGCCTCGGGTCCTCTCCATCCTCCTCCCATTGTGAGCCTGGAGGCATCGAATAGGCCATCGTCGAGTAGCCAAAGACATCTTCGACCAAGCTCACCTTGATCGCGGAGTCCGTTGACTTACCGTAATCGACCGAGGCCACGCGCATGATGACCTCGTACATCTGATGCTCAGGCCACGTGACCTTTACGACATCCCCCGGAAGGATGTCCCAAAAACTCCGATCTAGTGTTGCTTCGCACGTGGCAAGGGGAGCGGATGCGACCCGAAGATCACGCGCAGCAAGCCTCATCGCCAGCTCGGCATTGCGAACGCCGTAGTAGTTGCGCGAGTCGCTGACGATGCCGCCCTGCATCGCGATATTGGCGTTATCCTGTAGGATAACAGTTTCCTCCTCCTCATTTTCAGGATTGGTCCATGTGACCTGAATTTCGTTGACCGTCTCGCCCAACAGCTTGCGTTGGAAGCTCCCGAGCGTCGCGTTCGTCGGATCGATGATCCTCAGCGAATTGACATCGTAATCGCCACGAATGAGGCGTAGGGTGATGAGCCCGGTGCGAGGGTTGATGAATAGCGTGCCCTCGATATGGTCGATGACCTCGCTAATGAAGTCCTGAATCTTGGCCTGCTGCGTCCAGATCATCGACAGGCCGAACCCTTCCTCCTTGAGCGTCTTGGCCGCCTTCACGAAGGATTCGTTGTCGATCATCGTCGTGCTTGCGCCCATTCCCCATTCGGTATTGGTCAAGCACTCGTAGATGATGGCTGCGGGATTGGCGTCATGAATGGGTGCCCCGCCATTCGGCGGATAGTAGGTAATTGTCGCGAGATCGCTTGGCAGGCCGACCGGAACACGGCGCACCTTCGCGCGCACAGTCTGAATGTACGGGGTGTTCGCCGACCAGTAAAAGCCGTCGTTTGATCCGCCACCAGTGAACCACACATGCGCGATGCCACGAAAGCCAGGGCAGTTGTGCTCTTCGCGTCCAAGCCTCTGCGCGAGCTTTAGCGGCAACGTTTGCGTGTAGGAGCCCGGAAAGAAGTGCATGTAGCCTTGAACGCCACCTTCTTTCTTGATGCCGCCGAACAGATCAGGCTTGTTGATATAGACCTCGGCATAGTCGGTCAGAGACCCCGACCAAGCCACCTTGTCACCGACCGTTATCGAGAGCAGTTCATCTACGCGCCCGAGACAGATGCCGAATTGAATCGACATCCGATACTCGGCGACCTCGATTTTTGCCGACTTGGATTTACTGCCCACCTTGATCCACCTTCATCCGAACAATGCGCTCAGCATAGGCACACCCGGTCGCGAGAAATTTCTCAGCCGAGATGCCGTTTTTCAGAAAGTCGCGAAAATCAAGGTTTTGCCTTGAGAACCAAGCCCGCGTGCCGCTAACGCAATGACCGGCACGACGGATGTCCTCAATCGTGATAATCAAACCTTGACTTTGCGCTTTGAGATCGACTTGTTGCCGTACCATAGGACGTTCAATCCCGAGACGTTGATTGTGCCGAAAACGACGGGAATTGGTCGCCCCGCATCCGCAGTCGGGTCCTGAAAGTCGCGAGCCGCTTCATGCCGACCCACCTTCGGTTTCGGCATGATGAGATACGCAACGACGTTGAGCGCGAGCGCGAAGATCAAACCTAGCCAGAAACCCACGGTCGTTCTCCCTTTTCAGTTGGAAATACACGATAAACGTGACATTGTTAATAAAAATTGTTTACGAAGCCCATCGGGTTCTTTTTCGGAATCCACGGGCAGCCGCCGAAGTTGTGAATGTTGTAATGAAGGTTCATGCAATCATCCATTTGGTGATTGCAGCCGAGAATGACCTCGATCGTGTCACCTGGAGCCAGGTCTGGAATGGCCGAGGTCAAATGAAGCTCGCGGCCGTTAGTGACATTCAGGATTGTCCGCATGGTCACGATGCCACTCGGCGTCGTCCTTCTCACCATACCTGAAATGTACTTTGGTGCCCGCTCTGGCGTCGTCCATCCATTAGGTAGCTTGACGATGCTCCCCGACACAGATTCGACGGTCACCGGAGTTGTCGCGAGTATCATGTTCGCATTGCATTGCGGGCCGTAGAGCGCGTGCGGGCAACCGTGCTGATAATTACGCCGCAAGCCTGGGCGGGCGAGGGAGGTCGAAACCGGCTCACACTGCAAAGTCACTTCTTGCTCTGTGCGGGATGCCCCGACAACGCGACCTGTCCACACGACAGGGAACTCGGTCTCACCCAAGTGGCCCTGACGAATGACGAGCGTGACAACGTGCGAGGGCGGATAAACCCGGAACAGCTCGGCGACCTCGGTAGACGAAGGAAGCTGAATCTCAAGGGTCGCGTTATCGAGCGTTCCCGAGGCGACGATACGACCCTGGTTTACGGGGATTGGCTTATAGGTCACGCCGTTCACAGTCACCGGCCTCTCGGCGTTCGTGTAGTGGTAGGTCTGTTCACTGGTTATCGTAGGAGACGTCATGAGAAGACGCCCGGTGAGCCAGTGCCCCGTGTACCAGTTTGAACCGTCACCCCAAAAGTCGATTCGATTGGGGAATGCTGGGTAGGGGCGAGCATCCCATGTCCAGATCGAAATGGTTCGCCAGTCGATCATTGGCCCTCCGTAGACCGACGAAATGGGATTGCGCCCATCCTCGGGTCTCCAGTAGGATAGCCACGCCTCAAGAAAGACGCGCTGCATCAAGTCATCACGTGCTCCCGATGAATAGTGCGGGACGACGCTTTCAGCGCTCTTGGGATCAAGGAACTTGTTGGGCTCGTTCGCCCCCTTGTCAATGGCACCGCATCCAATCTCGGTAAATACGATGGGCTTCGACTGCGGAACCCATTCAGTTGGTGTCGCCGCCTCGACGCCGCTTGGTCGATTGAAGTGCTGATTGAGCCACCAGTTGCGGATGTCCTTATTACGGAAAACCCAGGGCTTCCCCAAGCCATCCGTAATCGGCGTTCGCACCTGATTGTCGCGTGCACTCTTGTTGACGTAGTACCAGTCGTAATACTCACCACCTTCGATGTTCGATTTCAGGTACTCGTGGTCGTAAATCGACTTCCATCCATTCAGGTAATCGAGATGGTTTGTGCCATCCCGCCAGTCTGCGGTCGGCAGATAATTGTCGATCCCAACGAAGTCGATGTTGGGATCGGCCCAAAGAGGATCGAGATGGAAATAAACGTCACCGCTGCCATCCGCAGGTCGATGAGAATGATATTCCGACCAGTCAGCGGCATATGAGATGCGCGTGCTCGGTCCAACAATCGAGCGCACATCGGCGGCCAGTTGCTTAAACTGAGCGACGGCGGGGTACTCGGATTCTGAGGATCGGATTGTCGTTAGCCCGAGCATTTCCGATCCGATGAGAAAATCATCGACGCCGCCAGCGGCAACCGCGATCGTCGCGAGATGCAAGATCAAACGACGGAAGGACCATTCGTTAGCTGGCCCGGAATAATTCACGTGAAGGCTGCTCGTGTTCCATGAGAAATGGGACGGCTGCACCGAGCCGAAAAATGCCGCAACTTGTTCTGCCGCTGCCGGTGTCTTATCGACCGTTCCTGCGACGCCGGGGGCGGGATCACATGTGATGCGGCCGCGCCAAGGATAGGCTGGTTGACCCGTTCCGCCGTATGGATTGGGAAGCGAGTTCCCGTGCGGAATGTCCATCGTGATGAACGGATAAAGGGTGACCCGAAGACCCTTGTATTTTAGGAGCTTGATCGCCTCGTAAACCGACCGATCATCTGGAGCCCCGCCAATGGCAGGTTTTCCGTTGTAATAGGAAACCTCCGGGGCAGAGGATCGCGTGAGATTACCAACGCGCCATGACCAGGGATGCGTTTGCTTACTTTTCAAATCGACCTTGGGAATAATCTGACAATGCGCGAGACGAAGATCGGTCCCATGCCAGCTCACGACCAAAGAAACATGCTCAATGTATGGAGCGCGCCGCATCAAATCTTGAATCGACGCCTCGAAATCCGAGTAATAACTCATCGTGAGAAAATTCTCAGGCACAACCTGAAAGTTGAAATACTTGTAGACGCGCGTTTGCGCGTAGCCGAACTCGGTTGCCCCTGGGATGATGGTGACGCTGCGGATCAAATGCTCAAGCGAACGCCCGGCTTCTGTCACGTTGTCCGATCCGCCTCCGAAAGAGTAGAGGGTGATCGGCTGCGCTTTGTATCGACTTCTTTCACGACTATCGAACGTCATTTCATTCTCCCGAAAGGTCCTCAAGAGTACGGATCGTGACTGCGAATTGCGTCACTGCATCCGTCAGCCATTCGACCGTGAGCTTGTCCGAAGCGAAGCGCCAGACTGGCAGCCAACAGACCATTGAAATGTTCGACAGGGGAACGGTGCGATCCCATCCACCAGCAATTTCAAGGATGCTGCCCATCCCAAACGGATCGGGATAAATGTCAGTCACCTTGCGAGCGAGGATTGAACCATCGCTGAGGACAACCGCAATCGCCTTGTGAACGGTATCACCGGAGTAATCGTCAGCTAGGCGTGCATCGGCGACCCTGAGTACCGGATCGGCGGGCGAAATACCGGCCGTTGCCGACAGGTCCTCGGTCCATGTTGGCATGTAGAACTCGCCCTGTTGACCTCTCATGCGGTCGAAGAAATCCAGCATTTGGACGGCCTCTGAGGGCGAGCGGCCGACGAACACGAACTGCTCATCACGCGTGTTGAACGGCACTGGATTGGTATGAATGACCGTGCCATACCCGTAATCGAGCGTTTCCCGAGACGTTCCGAAGGTGACCTCGACGGTCTGAGCCCAATTGGGGCGCTTGAGAAACAGCTCGCGCCCATTAAGAAGCTGGCTGGGCTCGGGAGGAATAGGTAGTGGCTCCGAACCCGGTTCGACAGAGAAGGTGACATTAAGCTCACCAGCTCGGCTCGTGCGCTGACGATGGCGCAACGTCGTATCGAGACGTGCATAAAGGCCGGGATAGAG